GCATACTTCTCGCGCATCTTCTTCATGTCAATTCCCATTTTTTCCTCCTATGTGTTAATGGGTGGGTAAATAACCCTATAGTATGATTGATAACTCTCTCAATCATCTGGTAAACATTATACTACTCTTCAATCTCAAAGTCAAGTAAAAAATCAAAGTTGAACAATTTCTCTTCCACACACGAGTGAATAGCAGAAATTGTTGTCGTAATCGGTTTCAAATATTCCAAAACTCGTTCTCTCATCTTTTTCCCTCACTTGATTTCTAATCTTGTTATTCAATGTTGCATCCTCCTTGAGGGATTGCCCACCGATTGCGTAATAATAGCGGGTTTCAGTCTTGCTGTCAAGAGAAAAAAACATTTTTTCTTCTCCGGTCTCGACGTTTACTATACCTACTGTGCGTATGCGTGAAGTTGGAGCAAAAGGATAAAAAGTGCTCATTACTGGTTTACTATTGTTAAAGACGTTGAGGAAGTGAATCGCCGGGGCAATAGTTTGATTGATACTTATATAATAATCAACAATTGATACTTCGCCCACAATATCACTCACAGAAGAGTTATCAACCAGGATGATTTGTTCGAAAATGCCAGATCTAGCATATTCCTGAAGAATGTGAAAGCTGGCGCGCTGTTGAAGACGGCCCGTTTCACTCAAAAGGTCTGGTTGTTCATATATGTAAAGGATTGTGATCTTGCAATGTTTTATTGCCTCCAGGATCCTTAAAGATGCAGCAGAAATGTGTCCCGAACCACCTAAGATAAAAATTACTTCGCCATTGCAATTAAGAAAGTTCGTGAGGTCGGGACACTCTCTTTCATATTCTTCCGGGTGGTCCCTCTCGGGAATAAGATAAAAATTTTTACCCTGTCTTGACTGCGTGTCGATGCAAAACACATTATATTGTGGATATTTTGTAAACTCTTCGGCAATATTACACCCACAGTTACCCAAACCTACGATATTCACTTTGATTTCCTCATCTCGCCATAGTTTTTGCCGACAGAAACGTTAACGAGATATTTCCCGAACAAGGTATCTCCAAATACTTCTGTTATTCGCGGCAATAGGTGCTTATCTTCCTTGCAGATGTCTATCACAAGTGAATCATGTAAGCTAAACGCTATATAAGACTTCGTATTCTCAAGAATTTTATCAATCTTTATCATTTGTCGCAAAAAGAGGTCTGATGATGTACTTTGGATTAAATAATTTAATGCTCGCCTCTCATCCACCTCTATGATTCTATCGAACTTAGTTATAATTTTACCATCTTTCCAGGTTTCTTTAAGCAACTTTTCACGATCATATGCTTGATTCAATAGGTGATCTTCAGAGTTGGGGTTGTATAGCCAAGCAAATAATCTTGTTTTTGCTTCTTCTCTCGTCCCCGTTCCACGAAATACATTTTCAATATTCCAAATATGTAAATCTTGTTGCGGTTGTTCCTGGCCACTAAGTGAAATAAAAGTTCTCAGCTCGGCTGCATTAAAATCCAGCTCAATAAACAAATCATTGTTAGGTTTCAAAACTCTTCTATGTTTTTTGTCCAAAGTTAAGATGGGAAATGAACCATTCTTCGTGGTCAATCGACCAGTGACGGTTCCAAAGATATTATAATGAACATGAGGATCAATCTTGTTGAGTTTCTTCAAAAACGCCCTTGAACGATAAGCGCCCAACTCGCTTTTCAATGCTGAGGAATCAATATTTAATTTCTGATATTTGATTTTCTCAACCAACTTTGTGAGATCCAAGAGGAAGTCGTAATTAGTTGGTTTTTCGTTGTTTTCAAAGGTGTAGTGGCTAATTCTGTTCTTTATATCGCACCATTCGAACAGGAACGACTCTGGTATCGTCTGGAACAAGCAAACATCTTTTAGGTTAATTTTTGCTGTGGTAAAGGCACGAAGAAATGCCTTCATTTTGTTGCTAATTCTATCCCAGTCTTCCTTTAGCTCTGGTGGACAAACTTCTGCAAGTTGTTTCCCGCCAACATAAAGATTCGCATATTCAATATCTAAGTTTTTTAAGAAAGAGGCGTAGGACCAAGTCCTGGAAAGATCAGGGGGAATCTCATCATAGATCATTCCCCCATCAGAATATATACCAACACAGTGTTTTTTATCGTCGAGAGCCTGGAAGAGCACACTTAACCCCGGGCATTTTCAAAAATCTGATTGTCAATATACCGCATTACTCGCCCAAAGTCAAACAAATCATACAATCTTTTTAAATGTTTTATCTTATTTTCCAAAAGGTGGGGGTGCCAAACAATACCCGCCTCCTTCATTCGCACACGAAAATAGAATTCCACCCAGAACTTCTCATCGGGGATTTCACTTTCCAGCAAAGGCTTTCTTCTTATTTCACAAAGCTTAGTTGTGTTAAGGTTTTGTGGGTTGGCCATCGGAATTTTAATTACTGGTTCTCGGCGAACTAGAGAATTATAATATGTTATCAGAGTAGCTCGAAGAAAGTCAATATCTTTTATATCGGTTCTTTCATAATATTGTTCAAATAGATCCTCCACAGAACCAATACCATAATTGAACATAAATTTTTTCATTTCTTTTGTGGTGATATCTGCAACCAACCGCCATGGAACATTATAATCCAACTTAAAACCAAATTTTCTTGCAGCATTTTGAAAAAATACAAAGTTCCTATCTCTAAGGATCTTATCCCATTTGATCTTATCATTATCATAGCTAAGATCTTTAAATTCCACAACCAAGCCCGTAAACCTGTGGGGACAAAAATCAGAAATTATATAATCTGTAAGCGTAATCGGAGATTTTTGGAGAATCACGTCTCCAAACTCTAAAAACTTATCAACGAAATCATCAAAATTTTTCACAGAACCCTTGGACCCCTCCAGCCACGGGCCTGCATAAAATTCAACGCTATCGGTGAGAATCCTCTGATAATCTTCAATGGGGTCTTCGTATGCTTTGGTGGGGGCAATTGTCAAAAGAAAAGTATCAATCACAGACAGATTACCGCCGGAAAACCCTTCTCTTATGTGGGCCAACAACGCTTCGAAAGCATCTACCACAAAGTTAAGGGCACGATATTCAGGGCTGGAGTCAAAATGTTTTATAAATCTTTCCCGAACAACAATTGAATAGGCTTCCCTATCAATCTTCCCAAATAATACCTGATCACCGTGCCAAAAATCAATTCCATTTTCTTTAGAAATGAGTGGATAGGCAACACGAATATATCTTTTTCTCTGGGCGAAGGCCCTCTTTGAAGAAAGACCGTTTCTGCCCATTGGTGCTTCTGATTTTATTATTTTCACAACTTATTCCTCACAGGTTCCAAATCAACACCTCGCTTTGGGCTAGTCCGCATCTAAGGCGTGCCCCCGCTACTCCCGCCGGTACCTCCGCCTGATGAAGGGCCACCCAACCCGAGGTTGAGGAGAACCCTGACACCACGTGCAGGGCCGGGGGCGCTGGGGGACAGCGGTACCGTCGTCGGTGCAGCGGTGGCGGCACCTTCAAATTTCTTCAACTCATCCGATATATTGGCCGCTTTGGCGCCGAGGTGGATGGATGGCCCTTTACACTCTTCTTCGACGGCAGATTCAGTCACTGCGTCGTGCTCCTGAAGAACATCTGTCTCTAGTATCGCGGTGCCCTCTTCGCTGGCAAATGCTTGCCAAATTGCTTTTATTTCAGTTTGATAATATCTGTCTTCCACAAGATGAAACACCTCATGAACAAAGTGTAATCCGCCAAGACCCAAATTCTGAGCTTGTTTTCTGGAGGCTCCCGGCAATCGTGGATTTAAATATACATACTGCCCGGGATAAAACAATGTATTTCCAACCATCGACACATTTATATCATATTTCTCTCTCAAAAACCCTTCTTTATTATCGGTATCGCCGGTTATTCTTGCTTCCCTTAATCCCGGGATGTCTTGTTTCGCGAAAGTGATATCCTTGACCAAGCCCTCTCTTGCCCCAACCTCAAAATGATAAATACCATCTTCGAAATTTTTGGATCTCTTCGACTCATCAAACGCAGGATCTTTTTCCAAAGAATAAATATATAAAAAATGTACAATATCTTCAGCGCTCTTGTAGGGTGATTTGGGTAATTTTCCGTCAGCCGTAAATTGTCTTAGCGCCTGCAAAGTGCATTTCCCCCTGCGAAGACCAACATTCTGGTATGCCTGTTCAACATAGTTCGTTTTAACGTCGATATCGTTAATATCCACACCATCCAGGCAGCCCTCCCCAAGAGCTTTTCTAATCAAATCGTTAGCTACATCAAGTATAAAACTTTTCAGAGGGTAGGTTTCCAGCTGTTGAATTACAACATTCTGCTGATACCAGAGTTGAAAATACTCCAAACTTATAGGAACATGAGCCATGTTTAAAATATATTTTTTTAGAACGTCCTTCTTACCCCCGGGTGCGTTGTAGTCGGGGACTGTCTCCTTGTATATTACGGTGATTGGACCGGATAATATTCCATGATTTTCAAAAATCTTCTCTCCCTTAACCGAGGGGTCGTCGCGACATATAGCAATGGCAATATCCATAATATCCCCAAATGTTACAAAATAAATAGGAATCTTTGAGGGGTCGGTTCCCTGGGGGCGTGTGCCCGACGAATCCAACTCGGTCCCCGGCTCCCAACCCGCATCTATATCATCGCCGCCGACCACATCATCAGAGTCACCGAGATCCGAGTTTTCACGTTGCGCTTTTGCTTTCCCATACCACTTTTTAGTCAGGGCACTCTTATCGATGCTAGACCGTCCTTCCTGGGGCGTTTCATTATAGGTGTTCATATCCTCAATCGCCGCCTCTGTGGTAAGAACCCCCTCTGCGCTCGTTCCAATACTGGTTGGATTCACTTGTATAATCCGAACACGGCCATCGTCGTAAAGGAGGTCCATCATCGTATTATACCTGGCCATCCTTCTAACCTGTGCGCGCTTTCTTAGCTTCGCCGCCTGATCTTTTAAGTTTTCGCCTGCCGCAGCAATAGCAATATCTATATTTTCAAGGTCTGTATTTATATAATCAACCAACTCATCCACGTCCACGTCTTTATCGGCATACATGGGGTGGCCGCGACCCCGTTCGGCGTTGTGTTGAAGCTCGTCAAGAATATGATCTTGGAGGAGACGCAACGTGCCAGCGATAGGTTGATTTGGCTTATAATTTTTTAAGCTTGGGGTCATCTTCTCAATTAGGACTGCGACATCGTAGTCAACCCTTCTAGTTACGCCGACAAGATCATCAGTCCCGGGCCAGTAATGTTCTTTCACCACCTCCGTGTCCGGTTTGAGACCAGTGAGGGCACGATAAATTTCCTCAATAATATTATCTTCAATGATATCTTCTTGCGACCTCACGTACTTGCTGCCCCCCGTGTTTGTGGCGATTCGTCGGCGCACTGATGGTTTCGAAAGGTGGCTTTTTATTTTGTTTAACTTCTTCTTTAAGTCTACTACCTTTGTCCTATTTGCTTTAATATTTCGCATCAACTCGTGAAGAGCCTCGACACGTGCATCTTCCGGTGTCCACAAAACATTCAGCAATGGTCTATTAAATTCCGCTTCGGGAGCAGCAATATATTCGATATCAAGCTCCACAGTCCCATCTTGTTTGATAGATAATTCATGATTTACAAGCTGTAAATAAAGAGCTAATTTGTTTCTTTTTAGTGCCTCGATGTCCGCATCGGTGTATAGATTTGAACCCTGCACCACTGAATTTTCGGAGAACGCCCAGCCGACAACCACCTTAAACTTAAATTTTTTAAAATCATATTCTAAGTGACTTGCTTTGGATCCTCGGCCATCTGTGTATTCGATCAGGTCCACGGGGGAGGGGGCGCCGTCCTGCGCTCGAAAAAAAAGATCGTTCAAGGACTGGAACCACAACCTCAGCTTCGCCGAAATTACCCTCTGGGCCTCTTCGGGGTTTGTCCCGGCCAACTCGTATGAAAAACTTTTTATGCCGCCGGCCGATCCTCCAAAGCCACTAAAATAACCCACATCACCAAGAGGGTCTGTCTCCTCATCGACGGTGCCGTGAAAAGCAAAGTCTCTGTCAAAAATAATGTTCTTCGCAAAGGGAATCTCCACCCAATCTGTAATCTTTTTGCTCTTAACCTTGGCCTTGAATAGCCTAACTTCGGGATAAAGGCCAGCAATTTGCTTTTCAGTAAATTTAAAAAGATTTTCTGGGCTCGATCTCCCAAGAAGTCTTCCGTTTATTTTTGGCAACTCGCCAGTGACAAGGCTAAAATTCTCAAACCGGCTATTGCGAGCCTTTGATTTTTTGGCAATCGGAATAATCTGGTCCACAAGAAAACATTGTTTTAAAAACCGCTGTTGCTTTCCGGCGCCTTCTCCGTCCTCGATAATAAATTCTTCTTCCTCGCCAGGAGAAGGTTTTAAGTCTGGTCGTGGGGGGCCAGCCATGTTATAGCACCCGCCGACAACCAAAAAAATGATAAATAATATTATTGATAATCCTACAAAAACCATTTTTTATAAACCGTAATATTGTAAAATTCTTTCTAATGGAAGTGGGATATTAATGCGAGATCCAACAGCAACATAGGCTTCTGTGGGTGCCATATTATAGTGGGCGATCACCCACCACAATCTAGGGTTTTTATAATACTGATGAGCAAGTTTATAAAATCTATCTCCGACCCTCCAAACGTGTGGCTTTACCGCAAGTGTTGCAATTTCCTCTTCGGTTGGGGTTCGCAGCGGCGCTGATGCATACTGCACAATCGCCCTTTTTCCCAATTTTCTTAATTTCTGTTGGTATAAAGAACTGTTATTTGATATTATTCGTCTTTCGTCATATCTCATGGTTTAGTCCTCGCGGTCTCCGGGGTAGGGAGCCCCGTGCAGGATTGCGTACTCGCGCGCGGCGGTTGAACTGTTCTGGCGATCTGAATTGTTTGGGCTCCCCGGGGTCAGGACGACGACGTTCGCGGCTTTTTGGCGCTCAACCAACACAGCCTGTGCTGCGACCGAGGCGGGGGCGGCTTTTGCGTCGGCCGTGCCGAGAAAGACCCCGTCGGCGACCTTGCCCCGCGCCAGATCGAAGGCGCGATCCACGTCGATGGTCGATGAGAGGCCGTCGATGAGATCCTGCGTGGTCTCATCGTTGTTCTTGTCCTTCTTCTCGGTGCCGTTCACTCCAGTTTTCTGGGTGTTTGAGTTGATACCATACGGGAACTCATTCTCCAGAAACTTACCATCAGGATCAGACCCCAACACTTCACCGTGAAGCACCGTGAAATCAAACCCAATTGATATTTCCTTTGGTATCATGTTGCCGTCGTCGTCCCACAAGAAACCAACCTCCACTTCGTGGGTGATGTTTAAACTTCCTATGAACCCAGATAACCAATTTGATCCCTTGCTAGCTCCCGAGATTAGATTCGCGAATTTAATCTCGACAACGGGGGCTGCTTGGGGAACGGGGGGTGCGCCGCCAGGAGGCTGCATCCACACTGGGTATAGGAAGTTCACCAACCTTCCAATCTGCGCTATGTTGAATCGTCCCTCTGATTTGCTGGCCGAAACAACCTTAAACGATAGCGCTATTTTCCTCGAAGTTCTCTGAAATGTGGGAATGGGATCCATCCTTGCAAAAACGGCCTCTTCGTTCCAGCTTGAACCAAAGGAATCAGAAAAACCAGTTATCATTGCCCGGAACCTTGCTACTTTCTTTTGGTTACCAAAAACCTGACGGATCAAAATATGGGCTTGTTCATTCTTCTCAAGCCCCGCCGGCTCCAAAGAAGGTCGCGAGTGAGACTTCCGCCACTTGGCCAGCTGGCGTGGGCCATCTTTGTTGAAGTCGTCGAGATCTGGGGCCCAATCGGGTCTCGGTTTTGATGGCGATGCTCTTTTTTTCTGTTGAATTATTTCATCTGGTAGAAAATGGTGCGGCATTTTATTGTTTACAACCCAAGATTAGCGCTAGTATATACGCGCTGCTGATCCCGGTGAAGCCCTCCTGTTATCTAAACTTGTTCTCTTTGCTGATCGTGCTGTAACTACACCATTTTGTACGAGGTTTATTTCCCCAATAGAAGTTGCAATAGCCAGCGCGGTATCATGCCCAGTCTGCCCAAGCTTATTCAAAATCCCCCTTAACAAACCATTTGTTACTGATGAACCCCCGGCAGTGGAAGTTGCAGCTTCCGAGTTATAAGCCGCTGCCGTAGCAGCAACGGATTGTGCCAAATTAACGTTATTCGCATCAAGATTATTTACTGCATGGATTGTATTACCAAATGCGTTGGCGGCTGGACTGGCATCTGGGCCCCCTGCAGCATTGGCCTCGTTTATCATCTTGGCTATTTCGGCCATCGCTTCAAGCTTTTCGAGGGGCAACAACAATAATCCAACCGCAAGGGCAGCAAATCCAGCGCCCAGCGAAAGCATCGCGTGCCCAGCAGCAGCTGAAACGGATGCCAGCGTGGCGACCAACGGAACGAGCAGCGTTGTTGATGCCAGCACTTTCTCAATCCCAGAAGCATTCCTTCCAAGTGAATCGGCCAAAGAAGCCATCCCTTCGGAAGCCATCCAAACGCCTGCGCCAATCCCCAAGAATGCTGCTCCCATTGCCAGAAGGGGTGGAACCGCAGCCCAGCCCACAGATGCCACCGCGACTAAACCAACAGTCAAAACCCCAAAAGCCAAAGTCATTGACATGAGAAGGGGTACAACGGCCTGCATTTCTGGTCCCGATAGTCTTCCGAGGGCATCAACCAGATTAACAATACCGGTAGTGGCCAACCAAATACCCGCGCCGACTCCCAACACGGCAGCGCCAAAGGCAAGAAGACCAACGGCGCCTCCCTGTGCTGCCTTTCCTGCTGTGCCCGCGCTCACGCCGACTGCTTGAATAGCAGGCCCGGTGGCGGCAAGACTACTTGATAATACAGAAGATAAGGCGGCTCCCAAGCCAAGAACCTTTCCAGTAAAGAAGACAATGATCCCAGTTCCAAGGGCAAATACTCCAAACCAATCGCCCATGGTTTTCTGAAGGGACAGAATTTGATCCGCGAGCCAGCCAAGAGGTTTCAAAAGGAATGACATATTCATAGCAAAGCTCTTTGCAATCGCTGAGAACTTCTGGACAACAGACATTGCATCTTGTGTAACCTTTTTAAATTTTTCTTCTGACATCGTCGCAGATTCTACACGAGACTGCATCACTCTATATTCAGAGGAACTCATTCCAAGAAGTTTATTCGCTTGGGCCATATCTTTGATGCCGGCGGCGTTTGCAATCGCAATCTGTTGAAATTTCCCCATCGTCGAAAATTGTCTACCTGATGCTTCTATGGCCGCAATCGTTAATCCAATTCTTTCGTGTTCTTCTGCATTTATCATCTGAACTGTGTTCAGGTATGGACCACCCAATAGGGCGTTCAACTTACCAACGGCAGTTGCACCAGTGGCAAACACATCAAACTGGCCAGCATAGCTAAGCAGCGCGGCCATCTCGGCGCCGCTTGCTTTTGCGGCGGCAGCGAGGCCCTGGAAAACGTTAATCATATTTCCGCCGTGTGCGGCCAGTTGAGAAGAAGCTTGCGTAAACTGTGTAAAAATAACTTCGGGTGGCACCTTGAGTGCCTGCCCCAGTCCAACAAGGTTCCGCGTTGTAGAGACCGCTTGCGACGATGACATTTTGAGGCCCTTGGTCATAAAGTCCAAGGCTTGAGCGGCTTGTCTCGATCCCACCCCAAATCGATCAAGAAGGGCGGTCGTCTGAACGAGATTCATCTGGGCTGATTTATTCATCTCCGAGAATCCAGCCATGTTTGAGAACAAATCACCAGTCGCTCTCGCAGCCTGTGCCGTTGAAACGCCATATGTTCTTAAATTAATGTGTGAATCAATGATGATATCATTATAAGCGCCGCCTGCGCCGGTTGCTTGCTTGAAGCTTGCGATGGCTGCATCTTGTTCCTTAAGGAGAGCCACGGTTGCTTCTGTAACCTTGGTAATGAGTCCGCCACCCATGTTGGATACGGAAAACTGCTCTCTCATTGCCGCCGTTAAGGAGCCCATGCTCCCTCGCATCGTGGCCAACTGAAGAATTTGGCCCTCTGTCGTGTTTACCCACGCGTCAGTAACGCCGAGGAGGCCTCCCATCGTGCCAGAGAGATTGCCAGCAAGTTGAGTTCTCTTTTTAAGCTGCGCCATTCCCGCTGTTTCAAGGTCCAAGGCCTTCTTCATTGCTGGGACTTGGCCGCTCTCTATTGCGGTTTTTACTTCCCTTAATAATCTTAATCTTTGTGCTTGTTCTCCTGTTAAGCCGGCGGCGGTGTCCTTAATGCGGGTAAGGTAGCCGACTTGCGTGTCAAGTTCAACATTACTCAGACTAAGATATTCTCGCATTCTTTCAGCAGCTTGAATACGAATCTCTGCTTGGGTTTGGATTAATTCTGATTGTTTTATTTGCTCGCCAGATAGTTGACGAATGCGTAGCTCTACATTCTCTTTTCTACGCCTGAGTTCAAGATCTTGTTCATAGAGAGCATTAAGCTCCCCTTGAAGCTCTATCTCTGATTGTATTTTTTTTATAGGTCCTTCTTCGTCAGCAGCCATTAATTAAAATCCTATTTGAGGGGCCATTTAATTCCGGTAGAGGTCTCAAATTTTGAGACAGCCCTGTCAAGATCCGCCTTACTTCTAAATGTTGATGGGTCACTAAGCCCGTGTCTTTGTAGGGCCTTCATATAAGAAGACTCTTGTGCAACCGTTGCTGCAAAATCCCGAATACTGGATTTTGATCCTCGAACTTGAAACCCCAAGTTATTCAGCCCAAACATTCTTTTAAGAAGTAGCTCAATCGCGGTTCCCATTTGCCGTAAAAAACTTTCATTTAATTGTTCTTTATCAACAGTTAGGTCAATAACGATTTCTTGTTTAAGGTCGTCCACAATAAATCCCTCCAATGCTTTGTAAATAGTTATAAGATAAAAATAAAGCCGGCGTGGGCCGGCTTGTTATTTTTTAAGGAGACTTTGATTTTCGACGGGCCTCTTCCATCTGTTTTCTTTCTTCTTCGAACTGTTTTCCTAAACGTGTAAGAAACCACCTCCTGAGTCCAACAGGAAGATTGTACGCTTCAAAAAAACTCCACCCGCCATGGTATTTTAAAAGAAAAAACTCTTCATAAACGCTTTTTAAGTATTCATCACTGAGGCCAAAAAAAGTCTGTGGTAAACGGGACATCAACCATCGTTGAAGCGCCACATTCGCCACAGACATATTCCTCCTTCAGTTCAACTGCCGGGGCACACTCTTGATATGTCGTTCTGATATATCTTGAATCGCCTGCAGGGCATGCTCCAATAAATGACTCAATCACTTGCTTATCGGTTTGTCCGTTAATGGAAACAATGATGGTTCTCAGCTGATTTGTAAGCGCACTTTCAGGAAGTTTTAGTTTCTTTTGTCTTTCGGAAAGCTTTAGCAAGCTTTTTTCGTCGGCACCCGACAAGAGACGACATTCGACAGCGACACCAAGTTTGGGGGTTCTCATGATGAAAGTCCCTACCTCGGTTTGTTGGACATTTAATTCCTCTAGATCTCCGGAAGTTCTTCTATCGGCCGCTTCCAGGTTGAACTCGTGTCTTCCGTGGGAAAAACAAATTGGGCAAATAATCTTTGTATCGTATTCACTCCCATATCCGTTAATTCGACAAGAAATAAGAATTGCATTCTTATCTCCAAGCAAAAGGGTGTTGGGATCAATAGACCTGTCTACAAGAACGCTCCTGATCAAGCGGTCGATGGCCAGCCCCTTTTTTAATAAAGATTTGTCCGCAAGGATATCTTCTTCCTTGGCGGTCATATACTTAATTTCTACGCACTCTTCATTGTGTAGGGGGTGAGCGGGAGGATAGAATTGGCCCCCGGACGGAAGATCAACGAACTCCGTGGGGGCGACGAACGATAAACTGTTTTGGTTTTCTGAAATTAAATCTTGAATTGCTGGACTAACTTCTGCGTGGACCGGGTTTGATGTTACCCGGTCTTGATTATTTCTTGACATTTTCTCCTCTTAGGTTTGAATATAATATAAATTTAGCGGGGGTTATCCAATCATTTGCCGCCTGCCCAGGCGGCGGCGAGGTCTGTGAGATCACCGCCCGTAATGACTCTAATGTCTGGATCTTTCCTGGCATAGTCATACTGAATTGTTAGGCCAATTTCGACCAAGTCATCAGCACCATAATCCAAATCGCCATAGTCCACCATCTTGATCCAGGGATTAACAAGAATCCAGGCTTCAATATCATTTCCCTTGTGATCAAGTTGTACAATCTGGAATTCATTCCCGAACGCGCTGACCGATGCCCCCTTCGTGATTGCTCTCTTACTCGATTGTGGGTCTTCAGGAATTGTATAGCCTGATTTTGTCATCATCTCATCGATAATTGTGACAATATCTCTTTCACCACCAATGTCAACCAAAGAGAGGCTAACTTCTTTCCATTCCAAACGAGCAGGAAAATGAAAGGTATGGTTGAGCCACTTGTGTGCAACGGAACCAATTTCAAAACTTGGCTTCCTTACGTTTTTTGCAGCCAACTGTAAGGCTCCATGATCGGTATTGGTGAATCTAACTATCCACCGAAATTTTCGCTTAGGGTCTGAGAATTGTGAGCCCCAAAAAGGTGCTGTCGGCATTATCTTATTCCTCCTTCAAGAATAACCACACTAAATAGCCTTTGAACAAATTTATTCTTCAAAAGAAGCTCCTGTTGACGTAATGATAAAGTCAAGAGCAATAAATTCGATTGCTCGCGCTGGTTTCAAGAAAATCTTAGCATACATGATGTTTCTATCAACTAGCTCAGGGGTGGTTGTGGTTCTATCAAGAACCAACTTATAATCGGTTAAACCAAACCTTGCTTGAACTGTTGCAAGAAGCGGCGTGACCTGTCCCCTAAAGCGAGCCCACGTAGCTTCAACATTTTGATCGAACAGGATTCGCGATGCTGCAAATGAAATTTCCTTTTTAAGGAAAATCAACAACCTACGAACATTAATCCTATCCAATGCGGATCGTGTGACCTGCAACGTCTTCTGTCCGAAGATCACAATCCCCTCTGCTGGGAAAGTGGCGATCGGGTTAACGTTGTGTTCATAAAGGTCGTCTCGATCTTTCGATGAGAGTCTTTCTCGGACAGCAACAACCGCGAGCCCAGAATCTCCCTCGCTCAAACCTCCCCGGTTAAATCCGGCAGGTGCGAACCAAAGCTCACTTTGTGTTGCACTGTTGCCCATTACACCGAGGGCGACAACCGAGGGCGGCACCCAAAGGGTTTGACCAGTGGTCGCAGTATCCCTAACCAGCACCCAGGGATAATAAGCACAGCCGTAGCTAGAATTAATATTTCTATCCTTTAGCGCATTAACTGTGTTTGTTACATCTCCGAGATTATCGCCTTCTGAGAAGGGGGTCGTACGCTCAGAACGAGGCGTATACCCATTTTCCAGATCGATAATCGCGAGAACATCCCCTCGTTCCTCACAGTTATCAATGAGGCGGTCGGTTAAGAGGTCTTTTGTTAGCCCAGGGACAGCGGCCAGATTAATATCAAGGCCTTCTGCGTCCTGTACCATATCAATGGCCCTACGATAAGTATTATACACGAAGTTGTTCGCTTCAGTTACGGCGCCAGTCATTAGCCTATTGGCTAGTGGTTCCCGCTCACGAACATCGAATCCATCAAAGCCACCAAACAGTGGTAATGTGAACTTATCGTATCCAAGCTTAGTCAATCCATCCAAATCAGCCGTATAGTTGATACCGTTCAACGTGGTTGCATTAACCGTTAAGGATGTACCATTCACTCGTGAGCCAGAATTATACACCGCGACAACCATCTTGTCATTTGCGGTGATAGGTCCACTTGCGCTAAGATCATCCAAGGTAAAGTATACAGAGGTATCAGACAAATCACTAACGCTTATTGGCTGTGTTCGAACGAGGTCTAGGTAGGATTCTTGGAATAATCGGCCACCCTCCAGTGTTCGTGTTTCAAGACCAAAGTACGCATTTCTCGCGTCACTGAGCGTTCTGTCATCAGCCGTGACTCTTAAATTAATTTTTGGATACTGAACGGTACCAGAGAACGCACCCGAAGAGGTGGTCCTAATGAATTCACCGGCGAGACCACCCTTGATTTCGTCATACCCCGTCACAAAGACCGAAGCCGTGTTCACCACCGTGTAGGCACTGTTCCCAAATGTGTTAGCGCTGCCGCTTTGAATGAAGAAGGTATTATATCGAGGCGGTCCATAGAATCCAGTTGGAAGTGCCCTCTCATTAATCGCCCCATCTCTTACGGCATCTGTAACTTCAACATAGAGATACTTTGATCTATTCTCATAAAAACCATATGTGCGATTTCTTCGACTAACTTCGTCCCACTCCACACGCTGGTCACCGATTACACGAGCAATAAAATCTGCTGAGTTGGGATTAAGAGAAATATCTTCAAATCTCTCCAAAACAACCTTATTCGCATCAGTGTCTCGTACCGAGCGAACTTCAATTGAGAAGGTTCCCCACTTGTCATATTCATTATTTGAATATTTAAGATCTCTAATAGAAACTTTAATATTCTTTGCTGTCCAACCATCCTTGGCACGAGCGACCAAACGGAACAACCTTAAGTCAGCTACAGAGGGGTCGAAAGCAGACGCCAATCCAAAATCTTGGTGGAAAACCCACCCTGACGATGCGCGTTCACTATCTTTCTTAAAGTTTCCGCCGCCGGCAGTGTTGGTATAGTCTGCAAGGGGCAAAATCACACCATAATATTTACCAGCTCCCAGAACTCCCTGTTCGTCATCACCGCTCCTGAGATTTCCTTCGAAAGTTTCACCAAGCCAATAAATTTGAGCGTCCGTAGCAGTGTTGGTGTCATCGTTCGCCAAAGTAGGATTAGTATTAAAAACCTTACGGATAAATCTGTTTGAAGCTGGGTTGAAATCAAACGCCGTAGTGCTTACTACGCTAGTTGAGCCATTGTTATTGGTAATCTTCGCCTTAAAGGCGATTTCGTTGGAATCGCCAACGCTTCCTATTAGAATTCCTGCCCCAGACGTTTCGCCTGACCCAGCATACTGGGTGCCGACCAAGTCAACAGCTCCGCTGACAGCATCAAAATACCACACCGCGGCTAGAGTACCATTAACAAGTGTTTCCGTGGCACTTCCGCCATCGAATCCAAGTGTAGACCCAGACTCAAAATTGTCCACAATAACATCAGTGTTCGCGCCCACTGCATTTCTTCGAATTGAAACTGTTTGGTCTTCATCCGGACCGAGGCCGTTGACAGCATAAGTTACCGTTACGCCAAGGGTTTGGCTATTAATCGAGGCAGTGACCCGCTCGGCGATGCCCTGAACGTTTGTTGTTCCAAGCAGTCCAACTGTCGTGGTTACTAAAGCGCTCGCCTCATCAAAAGTGAAAAGAGCATTTCCTAGAGTACCGGTAATTTGGAAAGTGCCGCCATCTAAACTGCCAGTCATTTGACCAAAGTCTGAGCCGTGATCAGCTGAGGCAGAAAGAATAATACTACCTGAAGCGAATTCGCCCAAAGATCCCGAATCGAATACGAAGAGGCCCTGTGCGCCGCCGCCGCCATTAGGCGAACCATCATAAAGTCCCAGATTATACCCAGGAACTCCCGATGAACCATTGTTAGAAACATGCTCAGATCCAACAAGCCTTACAAAGGTGACAGGAGCATTATTTCTCAAATAAGCTTGGGCTGCATACGATGCATACGTAGGGGACGTATAATTTCCATCCCTCCAAACGTCGCCGCCCCGTCCTCCAGGAATAGGTGTTCCAAAAGTTTCAGCAAATTCGGAAAACGATTGTACTTTAGTTGGGGTCATCGTTGGGCCTCTATCAGATCGGCCAACAACGAGAGGTCCGCGAACTGTTGTTTCATCCGCTAGGAAAGATCTGTCAATTTCTTCAACAAATACCCCAGGAGAAACAAATTGGAATTTTTTTTCGGACATTATGAGGGTCTCCTTTCAAAAAACATTTTTGTCTTTGTAAATAGTTGGAAGATTTCCAAAAAGAATTAATTACTCTCGGTAAAAACCCTTCTTAATAAATTCGTTTATGTCGCCAACAATGACGTGCTCGCGAGGAATCTTCACCTCAACAGCATTTTGTCTCCTTACAATCTTTGGCTGGTCTTGGTTTTTGTCATCGCCAATGATATATCCCAATACTCTTATTTGTACATTTGTCTGGAACTTTCTTTCATCTGCTGCCAAAGTTGAGAGATTATTACTACTTGCAAAGCTGGCCTCGATGAAAGCTTCATACTTATGACCATCTTTATAAATGTTCACCAAGTTTATCCCCCCTGGGCGAGTTATAAATGGAGTTATCATTTCATTAATCTGTTGTTGATATTCGGCATACAGAACGATATTGTAATTAACTTCAATATAGATGGGCAATGGAATAGTAATTGTTTCATACACAACTTTCCCCGGCTTTCTGGTTCTGTAGTTTTCATTCTTATAAATTCTTTTCGAATCGGCATTCGAAAAGTTTGCTGTTTTTTCTTGATTTATTTCTCTCGCTATAGTGATTGAGCCGCCTTTACTATCCGACACTGGCGGGATATTTGCATAGACCATCGCCTTGCGTGTTAGATCCTTTGTCATGGCAGTTCTTTCAATCGTAATTATGGGCTTAATCAACACACCATTCTCATCACGAAGGTTTTTATTATCCTTAATCTGAAAAGATCTTTCGGCAGAAGTCCAAATAACAGGAGCTTGTTTCCACCCCTCGTTGGTCGTGCAGAATATATTTAATTCTTTTATATATTCTGTAAGGGCCGTATCAATGGTCTCAACCGTGGAGGGTAAAAAGGTTTCTTCTCTAAGGGGTGCTAACCCCGGATTTTCATTTTTCTTAAGTGGCATCGAACAGTCCCTTCCTCGCCTTCACACATTTAGCTGAAATCTCAATGCGATGATCGATTTGCCCAAATAGTTGTTTGGGCTCACTGAGTATCACAATCTCATAATAAAGGCTACCATAAAGAACAAAGTCGCCCTCTCTAACAAATAGGTCCTGATCCTCTGTTAATCTACGTTTATGAAAATGAACAGTTATTTCTGAATTTTTATCAGCACCATAGCTCGTATCGGTCGTTGTTTCTATCCCTCCCCACTCGACAAGAGCGTAAACTCTGATGGGTGGTAAGAATGTTTTTTTTATGGCCTCTCCATAAACATCATGATAATCAGTATGTTTTACACTTATCGGATAATAAAGAACCTGTTGACCAATAACTCGTTCGATTAACTCATCATTAACCTGTTTAACAAGATTTCTTTCTTTCTCCCCCAGAAACATTGGAGGTGGGGGCTGAGGGGGCTGTGACCATTCGTTAGACATCTCTCATTACCCCACAAAAATAGTTAATGGCACATTCTGTTGCGTCTTGTTTGCCGCTTCAAGCTTCGCGGCATCAATCTCTGCCAATCTAGCATAAGTTAGTTCATCAAGAACGGCTTTTAGTTCCTCTCTCAGCTTTTCCTGCTCATTTTGCGCTTGTGCCAAGAGATCGGCATGATTAAGAGTTACTGATTCGCCTGGAATGGGGACAGTCGTAAACTTCCCTCGAATTTGACCAAGCATCTCCTTACACAGGGCCAAGCAAAACCTTCGAATCCACTGTTTTCCTATGGAATTGATGTTGGCATAGGGAATATTCGCAAACGGAACAGTGTTCATGTTGTTCACACCCAAGGTTCCGTTATCTTTATCCGCATCTTGATCCCAGGGGTCTTCTGAGACCATAAATTCAAACCAGATCTTTGTGGGACCAGCGTTTGTGACTTCTGGAAAAACTCTGAGTTTATTATTTCTCAGCTCATAAGAATATTGAGAAATCCTGGTGTATATCGAGTCGTCAAACGCCATTGCCTGCAGTTTATTTTGCCATGTGGGGACCAATTCGAATGTCGAATCGTCGCTCCACTGGCCATAATTATGGAGGTTTCCAACAACACTTAGGCCACCATAATATCCGAAAAATCTCCACATAACATACGGTGATTTATAATAAACTTTTTTAATAGAAACCTTTTTATTTCCCACGAGTCCGTAATAAGAGCTTGACGTGTTGGTTGCTGCCGATGCACTAATAATCGACTATAAATCATAATCCTGCACGCCACTTGTTGTGTCAAAGCTTGCAGAATAAACAGTTCGGTTTCCACCGATACCGGCTTCGGCTGCTGCTCCATCAGACACTCTTTTAGAATAAGCAAAAGTAAAGCGTGGAAGCTTGGTCGCAACCCCAACCGGACCTGTTATTATTTCGCCGTCGTGGTCAAAGGTCCCAGTGGTTGCTCCAATAACATCAGAAAGAACATTTTTTGATTGATGAATATTAACAATGTACGAATATTCTAAAACTGCCTCTTCATAAGCAGCATAAACTTGATATTCAGTTATTTCAATATCTAAAACATCGCCGCCTAGCTTTTTATAAACATACGCAACTTGATCGACGGCGCCAGATACAAAGTCAGTTGAAGCCTGTGAGCCTGCAGGCCCCGTATAAACCCCAAAAGGCAGCGGACTGGTTACAGAATTTACGCTAGCATAGGTTCCGGTTACCGGTAGTACGATTGCGCTTGTCTGGCTTACGGGTGTTAGTGTGGGAACGGCCATTCATGAGACCTCCTTTAATACATCCTAAATAGTTAAGCACAAACAAAAACCCCCACACCAAAGGTGTGGGGGCTCTTTTTAAACTACCAGACTATTCTAGCCAAGGAAGTCCTTGATAATAACCAAACCATAAGCATCCGGTCGAACCATCTGCTTGGCATACCTGGTCATCACGCCCTTACGGGGCACGAAGTCCTCGACACCAAAGATAGTCGGGGTTACTTGGAGAGGTACATACGGAGCATAAACATAGCCACTCTCAAGGAATGAACTACCCTTACGGCCCACAAGAATAACATTACGTAGGAAGTATGGATCAACATACACATCCCACTTCTTGCTAATGGCGCCAATCTTCATGGCACCAGCCTGACCCACTTCCGCGTCTGCAGTTACAGAAGCTCGGAAGCCAGCGGTGAATTCAAGAATGTTAGCAGCCTCTGGGCTACAAACAATGAAATTCGCTCCGCCGCGCAGTGTCTTCACATGGATACGGGCCGACACATCATTAATTGTTTCAATGAGAGTCTCGTACCACTCAGAGACAGTACCGGTAAAGTCTGCACCGAGAAGATTCTCGTTGGCAAGAATACTAATATCATTGCCTGTGCCTCGATCTACGAAACGACCAGGGCGTCGAGACCAGAACAGAGTAGCATCACCAAGAGGATCTGCTCCCTCTACAAGGTCATTGAGGATCTCGCGGTCGATTTCAAGAGCAATCTGCTCTGAAAGGATACTTGTAAGCTCAACCTCAGCATCCATATTATGATATGCATTGAGATCTTGCGCAAGTTCCGGAGTCCACTTAGCCTTGAGCTTCTTGGTAACCGCGGTGACAGCCACACTATCGACCTTGATGTCGATTTCTGGCATAACGTCAGTGCTGGTGTTATTGAATGAACCCGGAGTAACATCATTCGAGCCTTCAAGCCCCCAGGGATCCGCACCAACAACAGAACCAAGACCAGATTGCTGGAAGTTGTCTGCTCGGTTATACGATGCAGTAAAGTTTGCACCAGCAACTGTTCCAATGGCACCTTGATCATGCGTGAGGGTTACAGTTACGGTGGTGCCATCCGTCGAAGTTAGACGACGAACAACAGAATCACCCGCAGCCAAGGTTGTCACTGTTAAGCTTACAAGCTCGTCCGCATTAAAGTTAGGAAGAAGTGCTTGCGCAAAAGTAAACTGTGCAACCGTATCTGAGTCATCACCCGCAAGAAGATCCGGGTCAAAACGGATAAGTCGTCGTTGAGCATCAGTAAGTGCATCAATACGAGTGGAGGCGAGTGAAGCAGTAAGCCCCGTCACCGCACTGCCGGTTGGAGACGCATAACCGGACTGGAGGTTGTAGAACCCACCGCCATTCTCAGTTACATCTGTCACACCACCAGCGATCTGACTACCGATTGCCCCTCCACCGTAAAGTGATTGAGCATCGTTACCGGTAATTCCAGCACGCGTATGAGTATAAGTAAAGTCCAGGAAGAAGATAAGTCCACTTGGTAGACTCATCGGCTGCACTGAGACCAGTTGGTTGGCAATTAGCCCACCAAAGACACGACGAACGATGGGGAACGCAACAGCTGCGAAACCCTCAACATCGCCACCAGCCATCGAGGAAGCTTCGCGGAGAAGCTCCTTGGCTTGGTTTTCGAGAAGAACGGCCATGCCGCTCTTCGCTTGATCGCTATCGAGACCCTCAAGAAGGCCTGTCTTCTCCCACTTGGAGAGGAGAGCATCACCCTCGTTTTGAAGATTACGATTAACGATGCCTTCTGTTAATTTTTGTAACACTGACATTTTTTTAAATCCTCCTATGATTTTTTGATTCCAGCTAAACGCTGCATCCGTGTTAAGACGTGATCAGACTGTTGTCTTTCTTCACGTCGACCAGAAAAGACCATAGTTGATTTTTTGGAGACAACTTCGTTCAGCGATTCTGGCTTCTCTCTCTGGGAGATCGCGCCTTCCACTGCACTTTGAAGGGCTTCATAGATCATCTGTGCCTTCTCAATCGTTTGTGCTTTAGAAATCGTTTCGACAATTTTAGATTTTTGTCGCTCATTCAAGGAGGGGTTCTCTAAGACACGGTTAGTATATAAAAGCCTCGCGTTGGAGACCGATACTTCATCAAGTTTATCCTTAAGTTGAAGGATAATTTTTCTAAATTTTTGATTTTGTTTATTTAGTTTATGTAAATTTTCTTTAAGATTCTTTTTTTCTTTATTGGCTTCCGCAATATCCCTTTGAACCTGCTGCACGAGCTGCTCTTGCTCAAGGTTAGGACCGGGAATTCCACTAGAATAGCCCGAAGATAAAGCATTATATTCAAAGGTTAATTCTTCGGCTAGTTCTTTTAGCTCGCCCTCATCAAGATCGACATCTTCGTCTTCTTCTTCGTCGTCGTCTTTATCTTTTGTTTTTTCCTCTCGAAGCTCGACTTCATCATCAATTTCTCCCGCAAGCTCATCGCGGTCAGATAGTTCGCCCACCTCGGGCTCTTCTTCGCCAGCCTGTTTCATAAGATTGACAAGATCTACTGTGATGACTTCATCATCTTCGGGGCACCCGCACAGTTCTTCACCACCAGCTGCCGCCAGAGGGATACTATCAAGTACGGCCTCCTCCTCTTCGGGCTCTTCTAATCCCAAGAGATCATCCTGTTCTAAGAGGGTGTTAACCGCTTCCTTGATATCTTGTGAATACTTTTCCAAGATTTCTTGTTCGGCGTTTTTTATTGCCGCCTCTTTAAGGGCCGTGGCGTCGACAATAGCTTGATCAAGCATGGAACTCATTTAAAATACTCCTGTTGCATACAATATTTATCAAGATAAATAGTAATAGTTGCTCACAACGGAAAAATATTTTATCCAACGCCCAAGGAACCAGACCAGTTGTCAAACCCAAGGGATGCAGTAGAGATTGCCGTCAGGCCCGCAATGATAGAAGCGGACGATTGATTGCCGGTATCACACAACAAAAACACACTTTGAATTCTCCACTCGCCAGTATACGATTCGCCGTTCGCTAAGGTAAAGAAGTTTTGACTTCCCGGCACCGAACCCGATGTACCCTGCGACGAAAACCCTACCCTGAACGTACGGTCATCTGAGCCAGTTGGAACAATATTTCTAACCGTTACAAATTTTGATATTCTCGGAAAAGAAATTTCTTGTGGTGCCGAACCCAGAGCCGGAACTGTTAAAGATGCAGTCGCATACGGGATTGCACTCATTTGGTACTGACCAACACTAGCCATCCCTGCTTTGTAAACTAAATAATTTGGCATTGTCTATCTCCTTTTCCTTCTCCTTTTGGGTTTTGGTTTATATAAATTACTTTCTTCTTCTTTTCTCGCCTGATTTTCTCGCTCGATGACCCTCTTTCTCATTCTGTTTCTTCTGTTTCTGACCACCGAGGGCTTTTCATAATATTTTCCTTTAATCAAGTTTTCAAGAACACCAGATTTTTTTACTTTTTTGCTGAAACGACGAATCGCCCTATCGATTGAATCTCCCCTTCTGACATAAATTTCAACATTAATTGGTTTTCCTGCCATCGTACTTCCTAAATTAGATTCTTCCACTTTGAAGAAAACAGTGAACTAATATCAACGCCTGGATCTTCTGGCGCATACATCTCCAAGGGAGAAGTGGCCCCGGGAGCACCTTGAGAGCCCCCCTTTCTTAGGGGTTCTGTTCCCTCAAAAAGATTAACGCCATTATAGTTTTCATTTCCAATGGCATTTAACATTTTCTTTTTTGTTTCTCTGATTTTTTCTTTATAGTTGTCCTTTCTTTCTTGCTGCTCAACAATTAAATTTTCGTCTACGGGTCGCGTGCGTTGAATTTCAACAGTACCCGTTCCTTTGAGCACTTCTGAAATTAAATTCGAAAGAATCCCTTCTTCAAAGACGACTTCTTTAATACACTCTTTGATGAGGGGCTTTAACATCTTTTTTAATTCACTTGTTTTCATTTTTTAATAATATCATCCAAAAGATTATTAATTTTGTCTTGCTTCGAGAAAACTTCCTTGTGTTCCTTCAACATGAAAGCGTCGGGAGTGGAAGGCTCTGACACCATATCAAAACAAATAAGCTGTAAATCGGGCTCAACGATGGTACGCCCCTGTTGGTTTTTCACAGACCCGAGCGCCCTCGAAGAAATACCCATCTTAACGCCAGCCCCAACAAGAGACTTAAGAATATCACCAGCCGGTGTTGGCAAGATCTCAATTTTACCCATCACGTTGTTCCCATCCCACCAGATTTCAGTTACGAGGTGGGAAACATTTTGGAGATTAACAACAGAACTATCCGGGTGATCTAATTCGCCCATTGCCCTGCGATCATTCACGGTACCTTGATACTTCTCGATCTCTCGTCTGAGGATGTCTACTGGATATTCCCTACCATTTCCGTTCTGGCGGTCTGCTTCTTGAAGCTTCCCGGTAAGAATAACTATATTGCCATCGCGAACTCTTTTCTTCTCGTCCTCGGTTAAAAAGTCTTGACACTCCCCTCCCTCGCAAAGTTCAAAGTATTCTCGAATAAGATATTTATTTGTATCTGCCATCTCTTAACTCCAAGCCACGCTCACCGTGGCACGGACATACATCCGTTTCGGCATCGTCTAACAGGCTGTAGCTGCCATCTAATCATTACTTTTTCTTACCTCCAACCTAAAACCAAAATCGCTCAAAAACTGTGTCAACAGATATGTGGTCCCTGATGACAGGCAGCTTAAAATAAAGAAATTGGCCAAACTATAATCAAAGTTAAATAGTTCTGTGTAATCATTTATTCCAAACAAAAGCGAGCCAACCCAAAAGCCAATGCACATTGGACAATGAAAAAAACCTTTCCACTTTTTTTTGGATGGTCGGAAGCGATCAAAGAGTTTGCTATAAACAAGAATTTGGGTTAAGCCAAACGCAGTTAAGACAAAGTAAATTAAATCCATTACTCACCTATTCGTATCTATAAATTGAGGAAATGCCATAGGGGCTATAAATATATCCAGGACGCACAGATCCCTTTTGTGTTGACTGGGGAACTTCGCCAAGCTCGGTAGTCTCGTCTTCATCCGGCTCAAGAAGGCCCTCTTCCCACTCTTCTTCAACCTGATCGTCGAAATCTACAAATCTCTTTTCTTCTTCAATAAACTTACTGATTGTAAGAATGAGCAGTTGTAATACATCGACTTCTCCACTGCCAGGATATGCTGCTTCCATCGAACCATATACATTGCCCCCCTGCACAGAATCCTGCCTAACAAGACCTTTTTCAAAAAGTGCCTTAAAAAACCTATCTTGAATATCATAGATCTTATCAGTTATTCTAGTTTTGGGAAAGACAACAATTTTGCTATTTTTTGATGAAATCGAAATGTCTACATCCGGGTGATCAAAAATAAGAATGTCGCCATCAACTGTTTTTCTTATATTGAGCCGAACCGGGATAGGGTCGTGGGTCGTCGCTGCCTGTTGCTGCTCGACCTCCTCCTCGGTGTCACCTATTTTGATAGTCAACGCCATTGCTTTAAATCTCGTTTACCAAGCTTTGAATTTTCAGGACTTTTTCAACCATTTCTTGGTTAACTTCTTGATTTTTAAAGTCTTCAATAACAATAAGCACCTCTTTAACCTTTTTGGAAGTTTCTTCTTGTAACAGGACTTCATCTTTCTTTAGAAGACTCTCCACCAAGACTCTTAGGCGCCGAATCTCCTCATTGAGAAAAACTTTAAGCTCAAGGCCATTATCAGAAAAAGAACCAATATATTTATTTAAAAGGTTCTTCTGTTCTTCCAAGAGATCACCACTATATTGCTTATTAAACTTTTTAACAAAGGTTTGATAAACAATGTTATCAACTGTTGGCATATTATTCTTTATACTGTTTCGCCTGCCCGCAAGACCACGAATGATTTTCGTCTCTAACAACACCTTTGTTTTAACTGGGACCTGATCATTAAAGATTTGCTGAAGCGAAGCTAAACTTTTATAGTTTGGGACGAAAATAGAATATGCGTCCTTTGAAAGAACCTGATTAATTGACTTAATCAAGTTACTCTGTTCAACAAACAGCTGACCCTTGTCTACTTTCAAAAAGGCTCTTTTTGCTTCGAACAGAATTCTTTCAGCTGTGGGGTAATCATACTTTTCTTCACCAATAACAGCATTATAGATTTCTAATTCTTCTCGTAGGGCCGAGCCCCCACAAAAGTGTTCCTTAATAACATCAATGATTTTTTTCTTCTTCTCGGCGTCTTTGTTAAGAACACTCTTTGTAAGATGTCTTACTAAAACTTCATACAAAAAAGCAGTGTTCCGCTTTTTATTGTGTCTGAGCTTCATCTCTTTTCTCCATTTTAGAAATCAAATCTCTAATCTCTTTGTTTACTTCAAAAAGTATTTTTTCTTCATTATAAATAGTCTCTTGTTCTTCTGTTATACCCTTTGTCATCTGCTTGAGAGGTGAATAACCCGGGTAGAGTGTTCTGGGGGTTGATTTTGTTTTTTCGTTGCCCCATTTCGCTTTAATATTCTTCTTTCTCGGGCCCGTACTCTCGCGGCCATCACTTGTTACTGGTTTGTACCACTTGCCCTTTGATTTAGAGGTTGTAGTTTGCTCAGACCTCCCAAATGCGCCCTTCTTTTTAATTTTATGCCTTCCTTCTTCATCTCGCTTTGGTGGTTCGGCCAAGAGAAGATCATCGCCGGGAATTTCCTCCTCTTCACCCTCAAGGCCCTCAAGACCCTCAAGACCCTCTTCACCTTCGAGTTCTTCGCCACCAAGCTCTCCCTCAAGACCCTCTTCACCACCAAGCTCTCCCTCAAGACCACCCTCTCCTGTCGCCCCGGCCAACGCTTCCGATGCCTCGTCAGCAGCAGCTTCAAGGGCGGCTTCGAGCTTGCGATCATAGAACATTTCGCGCTGATTACGTAAGATTTCTTCATCTGAGAGATTAAAGATGTTTTTTGCAACCCACTGTCTACTAAAATAACCCTCTGTTGCGCCGGCGGCAATATCAAATTTAAGTTTCCAGTGTTCAAGCTCTTGCATTGCTGCAATTTTTGAAGGATTGTTAAGGGACAGGCTAAAAGAAATTAAATCTTTCGCCCTATAGCCAAGAATATATAAATGAATAATACCAACCTTCTCTAGCTCAGTTATAATCGATCTCTGCAATCTTTGAATCGTCCTTGCAAAGCGAATATCTTTTTGTGCCAAGGTTGTTTTGTCCTCTTCGCTCTCGGCGGAGTTCGAAAGATAAGATGCGGGAATCTTTAACGCTGAAAAGAGTTTATCTCTCAGGTATTTTACATCATCAACGTCCCCTGTCCAAGAACCCCCCGCAAGTGTTTCAATCCTTGAAGTATTGCCACCTCTCGTTGGAATATAATAATCTTCTTCAATACTCAGAGGATTATATCGTAAGTCAACACGGCCCGTGTCTTGGTTAACAACCTGATTTCGCTTCATCTGCGTAACAACTTTCTGCATGTATTGTTCAATTTCATTTGGCGGAATGGCACCAACATCAATATAAAACACACGTCGTTCTGGGGATCTCACAATGCGATATGCCATCATCGCATCTTCAAGGAGGGTTAACTGTCGCCAGATTCTCCTTGCGGGGTCCAGGACCGAAGTTCCATACGGGGCGAATTTATCATTTCCTAAAATACGAAAATGAGCGACTTGCCAATTTTCAAAAGTCATCCCACCAGAGTTCCACTGGTACTGGACGTAGTTTGGGTTCGTTGGATCTTCGCCTTCGAGCCTCTCAATTTCGTGGGCTGGGAGGCCAATGGCATTTTTAACGCCGTGCTCCTCATCAATATCAAGATAAAGAAAGAAGTCCCCGAACTTGCACAAAGACCGACACCAGCCAAAAAGATTAAATTCAAGATTCAATATATTTTCGTAAAGAGCATATAAAATTGATTTAAGCTCTTGGTTCGGGCACTCAATTTTAAGAAGGGGCTGCAACTCGCTCGATGTTGTCATCTCGTCGGCATAAATATCCATTGCGCTCGCAATCTCAGGAGTGTACTCCATCTGATTAAAGTCCGCATATCTTTCAGAGCGGTTCTGAGTGGCAAGAATGTTTGCGTGAAGATGATCAAGTGGATTGTAGGTTGTTTTCTTAAACTGCTGTCCGCTCATAGAACGAAAGCGGTATTTATCCATCTTCCGTCTTGTCAAATCCCTCTCTGTCTGTGTACGATAATTTACTATCGGACCAGAAAATAACTTTGTTAATTTTTTAAAAAGTTCAGATTTTGAATTTCTTGGATTGTTGTCCCGATTTATTCTTCGCCTGTTGTTGTAATAGCCAGCCATTTTTTATCCCTTGTAAAGCCAAAAAAACTCTTTTACTTGTTTTTGGTGTTCACTCATACTATCAGATATTTGAGTAGATTTATAGCCTTTCTGGCCCGGAATCGTCGCATTAAATGTTGAATTTGACTTGAATACTGATCGAAGAGTCGCTTTTGAATACTCGATCTCTTGTTTATTAGCAACCAATGCAGTATCCCTCACCCAACAACCAATTGCGCAAGACATAATTAAGTCGTCATGATAACTTCTTTGTGCCTGCGGTTTTCCATTGTTCCAAATGAACGTTGTCATCTCGCTCAACATTCGTTTAGAATATATGGTAATTAGTTGGTTTCTAACGAATTCTTCAAGTTTAGCGATGATAAGAGGTCTTGTTTTGTTTGTGGTTGAGAAGCCAGCCACTGCACTGTTATTGTTTTGTGCAGAGATTGGGTCTATGAATTCATGAGTGGATTTAACAGAATAATAAATATTTGGATATTCCTTGTCTCGCAGCTTTTCCAAGACGGCAAATCCAACAGAATTGTTTTCTACGACCATCAGGCAGTTCCCATACTCTTTGCCCGTGTTATAAAGTATTTCACTAAAAAAGTCTAATGTGATCTTCCCATGATATTCGGCTACGATCTCCATCGTTTCTAATTTAAAAACAAGAAAAGCAGAATAGTCATTAGCGTCACCTCTCGCAACATCTGCGGAAATCATATAAGAATTAGTTGATTGGTGTTCTTCCCAGATCCAAAGATTTCTATCCACCCCCGTTCTATATTTTGGATCTTGGACCCTATCGCGGACGCGGTCAATATCATCCGCATGGAAGACTGTCTCACCGGAAGTATTGAAATTACACTCTAATTCCTGTGCAATTTGCCTGCGAGACATATTTCTAGTTTCTTTATCATACCACGCTTTGTCGCGGTCAGGGTGAGCATCCCACTTGAGCATCGTGGGATAAAAATCATTCTCCCCGGCTTCCGATTCGGCATATGCTTTATGAAACCAATTGCCAACACCATTCGGAGTTGAAAGAGCTATACATCGACCGCCAGTAGAAAGAGTTGGATATAGACCAGTCCACAACTCACTCATATTTTCAACGTGCGCGGCCTCATCGACAATTAAAAGAGACAACGCTTCTGAGCGACCGGCATCGCCGCTGGTGGAGATTGCTTTTATCTGGGAGCCGTTCGAAAGCTCAAAACTTGCCCGGTTATCCACGGAGATATCTGCGACGCGAATCCAATTAGGTAAATTTTTCATTATGGCTTTCACTTTCTTGACCAAGTTGGATGCGGTGCCAAACTTGGTTGCCATAACAATAATATTTTTATCACGGTAGAACAACATCAACCACGCAGCATAAGCAGCGGTGATTGTTGAAATGCCGAGCTGTCGCGCTTTCAAGATAACATTAAAGCGGTAATCGTTAAAATCGCCTAACAGTTGTGCTTGAAAATCGTAAGTTTTAAATGGAATCAGTCCCTCAATGGGGTGAGAGATCTTTACATAATTATTTACAAAATAATCAGGGTTCTTTCCGGACTTAAGTATTTCTGCGACAATTTCTTTTTTTGTGAGCATGCCATTTTAATCCAAGTCCATATAATTGGGGTGTTCACGATCTTGAGGCATATAAGAAGCGAGGTTTATGCCAATCTTCTCTTTAACCTCGTCGAAAACCAGAAGAAGAATTTCTTCAACTTGCTCGTCAGTAAGTCTGCCACCAATACCGCCGGGTCCCTGTGTCGCCTTATTCCCAAAAAATCTTATAATTTTACGAATCTTCTTTTCATCATAGATGGACAGCATTTCCATCAGTGTGGCTTTCATAATTTGTTCGTAGATGTTTTCTATTGGAAGGGCATCGGGCCGGTTCGCCAGTTCGTTATCAAAGGGGTGGATGGTCATCCCCGGTTGGCCTGGGGAAAAGTTTTCATTGATCGCCCGCTTTATTTCTTTTCTGACGAGGTTCTCTAAGCTACTTTTATTTATTTTCATCGTTTCAGATTCCAAGGCATAAAGGTGGGCGGCTCTTTATCCTTCGAGGTATCATTCTTCGGCCTCTTGGTGGTGTCCTGCTCCAACCAATCTTTAAAATTCTTTTCGAGCCTGTCCTCGGATGGTTCTTTTACACCCCCGACATCCTTAATTCCACCAATCTTAAAATATTGATGAGCCATGACCCAGCAACGAATACGATTCATATATTCCATTCTTGCTTCCAACTCACTATCCTTTGTCAGGGTGAGGGTATTTCCTGTAATACGTTTATATTCTTTTTTAAGAAACTTGGCAATGTCAGCAATCATCTGCTCAATCTCACCTTCGAGCTTGTCGCCCTTTACGTCCCTGATATTGATTTCAGAATGATAATGGATACAAAGAAGCGGCCCATAAAACCTCACGCTGAATCCGTCCATCACTCGCTTATCGAGAATAGGGTTTCCTTCCTCTCTCTTCAAACCAACCTTAATCGGTTCGCCTTTGTCGTCGAGGGCTCCATCATAAACATTTGCGGCTGCTTGCGCGATGCCATTAATAATTTCAAGTGTTGTTGACATTTTTACCAAATTCTCCTTGAAGCATCTTGCTTCTCCGGGCGCCAGCCCGATTCCCAACGTTCTTCTCTGCCCTCGACCCATTGAATGTAGCAAGTATAGCAACATTCAAATTTATTCATATAGAGATCGTCTTTCATCTCAAAAGAATAAGTCTCGCAGACAGGACAAGCCCGTTTCGAATCCTTATTAAGTAGTTTTTTAGATATAAAAAAGCCATTAACTTCTATCTTGTCTTTGGCCTCACTTATTTTGCGTTGCTTTTGCTGGATTTTCTTTATTTGTTCAAGGTATTCTTTTTCTTTTTCCTCGGACCAATTGGCCTTTGGGTTTTGGATTGCCTCTTCGCCATACTTGTCTCCGATGGCTTGTTCGACTTTGGCGATAAAATTGTAATCTTTTTCAGTCATTATTTATGATCCGTCGCTCAACTCCAAAAAGTGACATTCATAAATTTCAAGCTCGTGTTCTTCGCCTGATGTGTAATCGGCCTGAAACTCTGGGCGCCAGCCGGAGGCGTAGGGCGAAGTGCCAGAGTTCCTGTCGTCGAAGATGCGTCCCGAGACCTCGTCAGGGTAGGGGATCTCCTGTACTATGTTAAGTGAAGTTGCGCTCGTCTCATTGTAAACCCACCAGATCCATTTTTTGGTGCTTAAATCTATGGTGCCATTACCACCGACCGCAAATATAGTTTTACCAAGCGTTGCGCTGGAACAGAAATCAATCGTCCCGTGTCGTGCCTCGCCGCCCGTATAACCCCTGATCCCGTCTGCTTGCGTGCCCGCCGTCACTTTAACTTCGGCAACAGCTAGTTGGATGTTGGGTCCCGTATAACCCGAGGTCCAAAAATCAATCTCTGCTCGACCAGGGTGAGCTGCGCCGCTGTTTAAGATCAGTGGGCTGCCTGCCCCGGTCTTGGTTACGGTTCCGGCCCCGGACGTATTAGATGTAATCCAACCTCGATCCGTGACGGCAGTGACGTTGGCATCGGCAAGAAGAATGGCGGATTTTTTTCCGGCGGTATGAGAAAGATACCCTACAATTTGGCCATACAGGTGAGCCGGCACCCATACGGGCCGACCCACAGTAGCATCTAAATAAGCACGCCACGCTTCGCCGGCGTCGGCTGTTTCTGCCCAATCCCCGGTTGTTACGCCTGTGCGGGGTAATGAACTATAATTTGCATAAGATTGAGCACCTGCCGAGACAACATTGATAAACGACTTCAAATTCGAAGCACCGGTTGTCATTATTTTTTTTATACCCATTTTTTATTCTCCTCACTTACCAAGTGCATCCGATGCCGCATATAGGACTCCAAGACAGAGCACGACACCAGATAAAAAACCCCCAGCATACCACCAGATTGAATAGTCTTTCTTATCAATCGCAATTTCTCTTAAAACCTGAATCTCATTATCCTTAATTTCAAGTATGTTATCATATTTAAATTGCAAGCTATCAAAGCTTGCCTGTAAGCTGTCATATTTAAGTCCCCACTCTGCGTCTTTCTTCTTACCTAAATAGTCTAGTTCAAGCTTGAAGCGCTCGGAATCTATTTCCATTTTTGCCATCATCTGTGCGAAAGCATACGGATCTAAGAGGAGGCCGTCAAACGGGGCAATATCTCCTCTTTTAAGATTGGTGATTTCGGGTTTAGATTGTGGGTCTTGTTGGGCTAAGATTGCCGTGGGTGCGAGTATGATTGTGATGGAAAGAAGTATCGAGATTAATTGTTTCATTTTTCCTCATTGGTTAATTGCCGAGTGCGATGTCGGCCAGTGTATCGAAGTTGGCTGCGGTGAGATTTGAATTCACGACGGCGCCATACTTAAGTTTTGTCCCGATGGGACCGGCTGTGACGTAGCCCCAAAAATATGTCCAGACTATTCCTGTATCCGGCTTATTCGAGCAGGAGGCAGTATAAAATGTATGCCCCGAGCCATCTAAGGTTTGTTTCCACCTGATGGTTGCTTCGTTTGCAGCCTCATCGTAAGAAATAAATAAAACAGTTCGGCGGGGGGTTAGCGCATCAATATATGTTGTTACACAATCAGTGGCGAGGCCGGCTCCTGAGTGTGTCCCGGTGGCCGCAGATAAATTAACAGCTGCAGCAGTAGAGTGGTACAAATATCGGGAAGAAAAGACGCCGGCTAAACCACCTGTGGACTTCGCTCCCGCAAAAAACCACCCCCAAGCATTTTGAGTTCCTGCGGTATTGCCAAAATTAACATATCTACTTCCCACATCGGCGACATCTACATCAAACACAAAAATGTAAGTTCGATCTACATCCATTATAATGTCAGAATCAGTATAACCGGCGAGCAGGTGATCATTTCCAGCGGCAACTTCAAAATAACCATCAAATCCGCCTACTGAGTCAGCAGATATGGTTGCAGTCTGATTAGTTGGGATCAAGTCCCTGCCAGCGTTCACGGACGTGCCAGTGCTTGTGCCGTCCCCCTCGGAAAAAGTATATTCCAGGATGGGGTCAATTATATCTCTTAGTGCAGTTTTAAATGGGTCTGCAGGTTCAGGGGGGGCTCCTCCTCCGCCGCCACCAGTTATCACCGAGCGGGCTTCTTGAGTCATGGTTGCTATTGATAAAGCTGCACCACCAAAGCCGCCGCCGCCTCCAGTTCTTCTGCTGATGCTCTGGCCGGTTATAAAACCACTACTAAAACTCACTGTTCGTTCTCCACATATTCAAATCCAAATTTATCAGCGATCTCTCTGGCATACGCTTCTGGATCTGAATGGTACTTTTCAGCTAATTCCTTAATCAGCCGCTTTTCCTTAGTAAGTAGTTCTTCGTTTTTTCGCTTCCGTTCTTCTTCGAGCTTTTCGATGGTTTCTTGATACCTTTTTAAAATTTTATCTCTTTTTTTGATCTCGATCTCATGGGCTTCATTGAGAACATCGATTTGGCCTCGATAACTTTCTTCTGCTGCGAAGAGAATATCGGCAATGCTCGTTCCCGAGTTTCTGAATACCAGCCAAGCGATAATAGCCCAGGATATAAGGAGGGGGATGTACCAGTAAGTCTTGAAAAAATACCAGACTTTTTTAAAAATTGTTTTTATGGATAGCCATGTCATTTCTAGTCCTGGGGCGTGTTCTTCCCCGCTGCCTTCCAGCGAACTGCGATGTCAGCGAAACCTTCAACGCCTACGTACGCGAGGGCGACGGCAACCCATTGTTCGCTGGTGATTAAGTCTGCAACCAAAAAACCAGTCGAGACGAGCCATACAAAAAGATTGCGGCTGATTAACATTGCTACCCACTTATCTAATGCTTGCTTATCCATTATGAGTTCTCTATCCAGCTTGAATCAGGATTAAAATAAATTACGTTTGGTGTGTCAGTACAATGACCAACAATTCTTACATAAGAATCTGATGCTTCC